TGATCGTCACCGAGCACCAAAGCTCATTTCTGTCAACTCTTGCAGGAGTGTTCGTCGTGGAGTCACACTTGACCGAGCCTTCAACAATGGCTCTTCTGGCCAGAAGGTCGTCAAGGAACGGGTTGATCGCATCTTCAACTAACTCCCAGGTGAATTGATCGTTTGGCTCAAACTGGAATGGCTTACCAAGCTCAAGCAGAACCTTTCGGAGGTAAATCATCAATCTGCGAACGTTCACCCTATCAAGAGCAGTTGGTGCTCTCTGAGTTGTTCTTTGACCAAAGATCGTTATACCAGTGTTGGGATCATTCGAAATTGGGTTGACCGAGTTGGAGTAAAGTGCATCTCTGTCCCCTTGGTTGAGTTTAACTTCCGTATCGGTAGGCTTTGTAAGACGACCTCTATTGAAACCAGCAGGAGCAAACCATGGCTCAGAGACTGCATCTGTGAAGACGCACTGTCTCGCTGCGAAAATAGTCGGATCGTAGTATTCTTCAGCACCTGCGAACGGATTGAACACTTGCACCCAAGGCCAGTAAACAGCAGCGTAAGAGGAGTTAAGAGCGGAATCTCTGGTGTCACCCGATTGACCATTTATCCACTTTATAGCGTCCTGCACTTCAGAGAGACCGAACGGGGGAGCAACTAATGCAAGGAAGTTTTTGGAGCTTTCCGCTAAGGTCACGAATGCATTTTGAACGGTATCGTCAGTGATCCCAGGAATCAAACCAATCGAAACATTTAAAGCATCGTCATCAAGAGCATAGATCCCAGTCTTAGCTGCGGCAGTTCCAACAAGATCCGTCGCAGTTGTCGCACCGCTATCACCACCCGCAAGACTATACGTCCCCTCAACAATCTTGAGGAATCTTGGAGTTCCTAGAGGTGTAGAGGTTCCATTACCAACGACACCGATTGTGTTGGCTTTAGCTTCGAAGTCATTAACCGGAGTGTAAGCGTTTTCAGAGGTATCCTCAATCTCCACGAAAATGTACTCAGACTCGTTGTTTTCTTCGTTAACATTCAGAAGGAACTCAATTGACTGAGCACTAGATGGACTCAACTCTACTCGATTAAATGATTCAACTTGAGAGCCATCGTTATTAATTACGACTTGATCTCTAACAGATAAGTTATTGATTTCTACCGAGACCCCCCTAGTAGAGCCGTCTCTCATGGAGCTAAGGTTGTAACCGGCACCAGGGTAGATTGAATAAACGTTAGCGTTCACAGCAGACGCAGTAAATCCACTAGTTGTTATGTTAGGACCAACGTTACTAGAAACCGCCACACCTGAGGCACCAAGAGCAGAGAATCCTAAGGCATTATCTGCGGAAGATACTTGCAAAGTCGCGCCGGAACCAGCATACTTTGAACCCAAGAAAACAGTGGTGCCATCAACAAAAGCAAAGACATCTTGATCACCTAAAACTTCAGGGTTAAAAGCTGCTTGGAAAATCTTGGCTCTAGTGTTGTTGGTCACCGAGCTTACAAGCTCCACAGTAGCTGTCTCTGTAGTGACACCAGCGTTGTCCGTGATAGTGTAAGATATTGTTGACGGGTCCGTGCTAGGTGTGTAACCACTGACCTGAACCGCAGGGGAGGCTCCCAACGGAACTGCCGCAGAAGCAAACGAAGAGACATTCGCCGCTGCAATGCCACGGACAAAGTAAAGCTGATTAGTCGCCTCTAAAATCTCTAAAGCACCCTCAATCGCTTGGCCTTGGAGAGTGCTATCAGGTAAGCCAAATTTTCTGATTAAGTTTTCTTGACTTGTGATTAAGGTAGGTTTGTTGACCGGGCCTTTATTGGCAAAGCCTACCAAGCCTACAACGCTTGAATCAATATTTGGAGTAAATATCGAAATATCATTTTCAAGGACTACAACGGACGGACTAGTTGGTATTGCCATGATTAATTACTCTTGCGGGTTCTTTTGGTGGGAGCACTGACAGCACGCGGGGCAGGTGGAGCAGGTGGAGCATCAGCTACAATTTTAATCTTCACCATTCTGCGGTGAAGCAAATTCTCCGCAACTCTGCTTTTCCATTTTTCAGGAACTTTAACCTCTTGCTTGGGAGCTAAGAAGATGGTTTTCACGCCCTCGGGGGTGCCGAAAGGAATGCTTAAGCCCTGCATACTTGTGTTTTTAACTATTTTCATATAAAAGCTCCTACTATATTTACTACTCAGAAGAATTAAAAGTAGTTAATTTCAGCTTTCATCGATGGTTGTATTAAACTTGAACTCATGAATTTCCCCAGTGTTTGTAAAGAAAAACTTGGGACTGGGGATGTATGTTTCTAGAGTAACGTTGATTGTTTTTTGTAAAATTCTGTCTCCAGTATCGGCGGCGGTTACACTCCCTACATCCTGCTCATTATTAATGAAAGCTTTATTGTGAACAGAGAATTGTGTTTCAATGTTTAAATCAGGGCTAAACAAGGAAAAAATACTAGACCTAATCATGTCCATGTCTGCCTTAAACTTACACCAAATGTTGATATCATAACTGATATTAACTGGCCTCGGAGGTAAGCTTAACACTCGTGTGGCTCTTCTTTTTTTATCATCAAAATGAGTTTCACTTACGATGTTTTGATATCTCATTCTTTGAGGATCACTTTCGGTGCCTGATTCAACAATAGTTAGCATCGGCAATATGAGAGTGTTATCTGCCTTTAAACGACCTGCAATTCTTTCAGGATTACCATGAGAGCACTTAACTTTAATTCGCTTGCTGTTACCGTCGATGTAATATATGTTTCCAAAAACATGTAACATGCTACGTAAGCTTTCTTTGTAAACATTATCAATGACAGGTAATAACTTAGTGGTTGTAAGGTCTACTATTCTGTTCCTAATTGTTAATGCATCTTTATCAGGCACTAGAATCTACCTCCTACTTGATCAGGACGATCAAAGAAGTCTTGATTGTGAATGTCTTGAGTATCGCGAAGAAGTTTGGCATGAACCATCAGATGGTAGACACCATAAGCCTCAAAGCTGTCCTCTTGAACTTCAAATACTTCGAACTTCATCTCTTGAAACTCAGGTTGTAAAACGTCACCAATTGCAATAGAGCGACCTAGTAGGTTTTCAGTATACGATTTGTTAAATACGAATACTTGGTCTATCTGCATCTCCACTCCGAACTGAGAAAGGTTCTCTTCAATTGGACGAGGATCGTAGTGTGCCCACAAGGTGACAGGCTCTTGTGCGATTGTTTTCTGCCTAGACTCTTGATAGACATCATCAATATCATCAGAGACAACATACTCGAACACTTTAACACGAGACCCTGATAACTTGATATTCTCAGCGTCCACCATATTAAATAAGTTCTTATCGTTCTTCTTTTTGAATAACGATAATCTAGTATCTCTTTCCTCAGGAAAGTTAGTAGGAGGTGTATTTACCTTAAATCTAGACATTAGAAGATATCAAATAGCGCAGGAGGCTCGATCTCACTGGTAAGCTCTTCCACCAGCATTTCTTTTTCTCTCTGAGCTTCAGCCATGAGTTCACTACCATTCAACCTAGTGCCACCCCCAGGACCTGGAAGAGTTTGGTACTTACCTCTGATGCCTCCTAAGATTTCTTTAGCCAAAGCTAACGTATATCTTTGTAACCAACTTTTGTAAGCATGATGAAGAGTGTTGGGATCGAAGGCTCTAAACTCTAATAAAACAGCTTCGTCGTTCTCCTCAGGCTTAGGGAAGATATGCAGAAACTTATTATTGACGAGTTGCCATGTGGACATCTGACCTAAAACATTCTTAACTTGTTTCAGGTATTGTTGCATAAGAAGATACTGGCTAACATTATAATTATTAAAGAGACCAGTATTCGTAAAAAACATAATAGCAAAATCAAACTCAAGTGAGCCAGGGCTTGCACCAAATTTAAAGAAGTCTCTCCGGTACCAAACGTCATTTAAGTTATCTGCAATTTCTTGAGGAAGCTCGTACACATTGATACCAGCAGATGTATCAAAGGTAGCGTACTGAGTCATCCAATCAGGAGCGTGATATTCCAGCTTGGAAATGGCTTCATCTATGCAAATTTGTATTTGAAAATCATCAAGCTCAACGTCAATTACAGGAAAGCCCAATTTAGCCAAAACGTAATCTTTAATGGTTCGATTAAATGTCTTGAACTCATTAACGTCTTTAAAGTCCTTATTGTTGAGGTCAGTGTCCTTGGGACTTTTATAGTCCTTTAGCTTATTACCACCGTAAGTGCCATAGGATGATCCATAGGCTTTAACAATAGGTATCCCAACTCTGTCTCCGTATTCAGGCATATCAAATATATTTACCCTAGAAATGAAAAAAGGACTCAGTTTAAAACTGAGCCCTTTCCTCCGTTGTTATCGATTAGCTATTAGCTGCTGATCGAGTAAGCGCCATTGAACGGTTGGCCGTTAGCGCGTTCGTTTCTGAAGATCTCCGGCGACAGGAAGTCAGAGCCAGCACCGATGATACGGATCACGCGGTAGAAGCGCGATGCAGGTTGAACCGCAACCTTGCCGTAACGAGTCAGGATGCCCTTTCTCGGTTGGAAGGTCTCAGGATCGACCACGGTGTCCAGAGGCTGAACCGGGATGTACGGGCAGTAGAAGTAGCCAGCATCCATCGCGTTCGCACCCTTGTAACCAACGATGATTTCGTCTTCCGGGAACATCGGGTCAACGATCAGGTCGTACTTGCCAGCGAACTTGCCGACGTACTGGATTTGACCGCCAGCCATGTTGGTCGGCCCATCAGTAGCCGGGAGGCCACCTTCAAGCTTCGCAGCCGACTCAAGCATCGACGCGATAACAGGCGAGGTGATTATGACGTTACCAGGACCACGGAGGGTCGTGCGGTAGATGTCCGTGCTGGCACGGTTAATCAGAGCCAGAACGTTTGAGAACACATGGCCAAGGGTCTGCGGAGCGAAGCCAGCAGTGTTGTCCGAGAATTTCTTA